AAAGAAAAAATATCTAATGGAGCACGGCAGTACCGTATAAACAACAAAGAAAAATTATTGCTCGCTGAGCAAAAATATAGAAAAAAAAGTAGGATAAAAATATCAAAAAAAGCTAAAAAATCATGTGAGTACATTAGTGATTTATATTGCAAACAAAGAATTGGAATTCCAGCAAGCCTAATCACACCAGAACTAATCGAACTAAAACGCGCTCAACTTTTATTATCAAGGGAAATTAAAAATGCAAGTAAATAACATAACTGAATTACGCAACGACTTATTGAAAACTTATGCAGCAATCAAAGATGGAAAAATCGAACTTGATGTTGCTAAAGAATCGAATAATACGGCAGGTAAGATTATTAACACGATTAAGGTGCAATTGCTTTATTCTGAGTTACGCAAAGAAGCGCCTACGATTGATTTCTTAAAATAGCTGCATGACTAAATCAGAATTCAAGTCGATCCGCATTAAAAATCGATTGTCACATGATAAGCTTTCGCTGTTGCTTGGCATCAGTAGCCGCCATGTTTATCGGCTTGAGTCTGATAAATCCAATGTTAAAATCAGCAAGGTAATTGAAATGGCTATGGTTGCAATTGATATGGGGATGGTGAGCAAATGAATAACGCAGTAAAAGAGGCAAAAAGATTATGCAAACTGAATTATCCCGATGCTTACGATATTAATCTTGAAGCGTTTAATGTCGCTGAAAATGGCTATATGGTAACGCTGAGTTACAGCATAATGGTGGGCGCGGTGCTTACGATTAAATACGTTATACACGACTAAATTAAATCACTTCACCCGTAAATAAGTCAAGATAAAACAACAATTTTACATAATGCACATTATGCGCATAAAAAACACCCGCCACGCTTGCGGAAAATAGCCGCGAAATCAAGTAATTTTACGTTAACTTTTCGCGCTATTTTTCACGTAAAAATAGAAAGATTTTTCAATGGCACAAAAAAGCCCGAATTAACGGGCTTTTGATTAATCACCATTGCCGCGAATCCGCAATAATGGGGTGTTGCATTGTTAAAATAATCGGTGTTGGATTCAAACCAACGCCCTGCAACCACTTAAGAGTTGCCGACCTTGCCACCTAGTCTATACCGTATATTCTAACAACGACCTTCTAAACTAATCCTATGGGGATTTTAAGTCTAGCGGGTACATTTAAGCGTTGATTTTATCACAATAATTGTTACGATTACTATCGCTAAGCATCTCTAATTGGAAAAGTAAACTATGAATAACAAGCAAAAACTTGCTGCTGATTTGCAAGAATCTGTTGAATTTCAAGGGGCGCTCATCAATGCGAGCATTAAATACCTAGATAAACAGCATAAATCTGATGCCAATATTGAACGGCTAAATATTTTTACTAACGGCTTTAAAATGGCTTGGGATCATCTAAAGCGAATAGAATCGCTTGCAGAATTATCGAGGCAAGCACAGGATAATGGAGAGTATGACTAAAAGCTTTAAAGCACTATATGCCAAGCAAATACTTAATCGACGCGAAAATAAATCTACTTGTACTTAGCCCTTAATTGCTCAAGCGTCAACGGACGGGTATTTCCGTTCGTTAAATCAGCTAGGGTTATTTTCCCGTCTCTAAACATTTCAGCACGCCCTTTGCCAAGCATCTCGTCTTGATATGCCGTGTCCTTACCTTTTAAGAAATCATCAAAAGTAATATCTGCCCTGATTTGCCCCTGATCACTCGCCCGTGTTCCGGCTGCCGCTTCTGGTAAATTTATGCCTAACTCTTTATATGTCATAGTGTTAGCCACCCATAGGCAACGGCATCGAGCGTGTATCGGTGTTTGAACGTATGGCTTACCATTGAGCGCCTTTTTACTCGCATCTACCCTTGAGCCTGACATCGAGGAGCAACGAATGCAGGTATGGCTATCGAGTGCTGATAAAAATTCAAATCCTGCGATTATGTCTATATTTTCGTCATAAGTCGCCATTCTTGCTGTACTTGAAACCGATTGAATACCAGTATGCACAAGCGTAGCTGCATTAAATCTTGAAACCTCCATCACGGGCAATACCCGCTTAATTATCTGATGATTTGTTTCGGCCTGAATCAATCCTTGCCTGACCGCTGCCTTGAAATTAAAAGCCGTGTCATTAGATTGCTTAGACCACCAGGCATTAAGTGGGCTACCAAGCGTCATAGCGTCGCCCATTATCGCTTTCATGACATTAGCCGTCGGTAGCGATACATCAAGCGCCGCTGTTACCTGTGCCGTTAATTCCGCTACTACTGCCAACGCGACCAAGGGCGCTACGCCGTCAACCGCCGCCGCTACAGTTGCCGCCACGTCGTCATAATGCGACTTTATTACTGCCTCACACTCGCCGAGCAATTTATCAACTCGCGCCCGTCCCCATGTCGTTAAATCGGGATCAAGGATTTTTACCTTAAGCTCTTTTTCCAAAATCAAAAGCTGTGCGTTTATTTGTGCGCGGGTGTGTGCATCAAAGCGGCTTATGTTTAAACCTAGGTCAATTGCTGATTGTGTGGGCATTATAAAGCCCCTCCGATTGTTGTTTTTAACATTCCGCGACCGACTGGGTATTTATTCGCCAGCATGTAGCCGCCACAATCATTCCAATCATCAATTGCTGGGTGATCGTTCCATTTTTCGGGATCACCACGAACATCATACCCCTGAACTTCAAGGGCATTGGTAAAATTCGGGCAGGTGTCGGTATTTACCATCAATTTGTCATGAGCAAGCAGCCCATTAACAGCGTTTATCCGGTCGCGCACTGCTGGGTTGGTAGAGTTGACGGAAACATGATAGCCTTCGCCGCGAATAATAGCAATGTCTGACTGACTCGCGTTTGTGCGGTTAGATGCCCCGCTTGCATCGGGATAAATGGTTAGTTGATGCCCCGCATACTTAGCAAGATTATTGCAAAAGTCACGAGTATCATGACTGACGAACTCGGCGACCGCTGTTGGCTTATTATTCTCGATAGTAAACACTACCGCGCAACAACCACCGATATTAAAATCAACGCCAATATGCAGCCAATCGCGAGGTTGGATTACCCGAGGACTATGGTGCTTTAGTCGGTCAAAAAAATGGTAGACCTTGTTTTGGTTAAAGCTTACCCACCCGCCATTAACAAAAGCGTCAGCCATGATTGGATCATAGTTTTTTATGATCTGATCAACATAGCCAGCAGGTAAAAACTTATTCGATCTTGTACCCGCTTTTATGTAATGGTAGCCGCCTGCTATATTCTCTCCTGAACCCCATTTTTCGTAGCAAAACCCTTTAACGCCTTGGTTAGTTGTACTGGCAACGGCTAAAGTATTTCCACAAATATGCGTAGTCATTTGCCGCATACGCTCAGCAATCTTAGTCCATACTTTTTCAGCGCGATCTTTATCTAACGTGTCCAACTCGTCTACACCTCCGTGAGCAATTTCGTAGGAAACAATCGCGTCAGGGTCGTGGTAAGTATCAAGATAATAAACGCCGTCATTGAGATCATGAACCGTTATCGTTAAATCTGATTTATTCAGTGAATACCGATAACCAAGCCTGTTTAAGTATGCTTGAACGCCGCTAAGCCCTCGCCTTTTTGCCAATTTGTATGAAGGGAAGTAATGCGCGACACTTATACCTTGATCTTGTTGCATCAAGCTGACAAGTCGAATTATTAGCGCTTCTGTCTTGCCGCTATTGTGGTGTATTGCACCATCCTCACTAACATAATTATTATTTCCCGCTACGTGCATATCCCAGTATTCTTCATTGTAGCTTAGCCGCTCCAAGTGTATAATGGTTGTTTTGGTAGTGGAGTTGTTTATAAATGAGTTTAAGAGATGATTTAACGGCTTTATGTGATGGCACAAAGACCTATAGAGAGCTTGCTGAGACCGTTGGAAAAAGCAAATGCTATGTAGAAGAGCTTGTCCGAGAAATGAATCTTCCAAGACCAAAGCGCGACACTTTAAATGCTCGTAAAAGCAGCCCTGAGAATCAGAAAAAGATTGACCAAGTAAAGAAGATTGCAGACGGCAATTTAACTTCCGAAGAAATTTCAACTCAAGTTGGATTAAGCCACAAATACGTTCAGAAAATACTTTTAAGGTATGATTTGCCAAGACTCCCACAAGCGCCAAGGAGCGGAAAGCATAACCCTTCTTGGGCTGGTGGTCGGCATATTGATCTTGACGGGTATGTTTTAATAAAAGCCCCGAAAAACCACCCTCTACAGCGTATGATCGGTAGAATTTATGAGCATCGCTTGGTAATGGAGCAAACTTTAGGGCGTTATTTAGAGCCGCTCGAAGTTGTTGACCATATCGACTCTTTGACAATTCACAATGACCCAAAGAATTTACGATTGTTTGCCAGTAATTCAGATCACTTGAAGGCGACCATATCCGGTTATATTCCCGCTTGGTCGCAAGATGGGAAGGAGAAACTGATAGCAGCTCGAAGCCAACAGAAACATCTGAAAGTTGTCGATACTTACCGTCGCCGCAAAGAACAAGGTGATGTTCGCTTGCAAACCATTCTCCGCGCGTGGTTACAACTCGATAAAGCATCCCCTTACCTTTTAGGTACGCTCCGCTGGTTGGAGCAAGCTGAAATTTTTGATCTTTCTCGTTCCAGCTTAGAACATCATCTCCAGCTTTTAAGTCAGAAATACACTTAAGACCATCGCGCGTAATTATTTTGGTATTTGCGCGCATACACCCTAGACCACCAAAAATTGCTGGGTGAGGATGCTCAGAAAAGATAAATTCTTGTTGTGGTGCTGTTAAAAGTATTCTTTTATCACCCATTATTTTACGACCTCAAAGATTATCTTCTGAGGCTCTTGATTATTCTGCTGCGCGTTGGTGTTGTTGATTACTGGCTGATTTGGATAATACGGAACAAGCCCCTCGACCTGCATCCCCGTTTTCATGCCCTCTATAATCGTTTTCATGCCGCTTTCTGAGGGACTTTGTGCGTAAGCGTGCATGCCCATTTTAATAATTTTACGGGCATTTGTAGCGTAAAATTCCATCCCTTCAAGCTGCTTACTTATCGCCGCCCGTACAGTGGCTTGCTGTTCGGTTTCAAGCGTACGAATATCAGCCTCAACACGTACGCTGTCTACAATTAGCTGTCCGAGAATTCCTTTAGACCAACCCTCTATTCTGGCTCTGTCGCTCAACGTTGAGACGGGTATTTTTAGCTCTTTTGATATGTCGCGGTAACTCTTTCCGGCCTCAAAAATAGCCCTGGCCTTAGCCCATTGCGCGATTGTTGGTTTAGCCACGTATTAGACTCGCTTAAGTTAAATC